GTTTGATCTATTCTGAGTATCATCTGGTCTTATTGTCCAGCTGTTTTAGACTACATGTTTTTGATGTGGTGTATGGTGTCCTCGTGCCAGTTGTGGAATCTTTCGACTTGATTGATATCCTCGAAGTAGTTGTCCTCTATATGTCGATGAACAAAGTATTAGAATCTGTGTACCATCTCACTATTCGGGAGATTCTTGGATGAGTTAGTTCAGTACATGACCGCTGCGATGAGATTATGTGTGCAATTTTTGGTGAAGTTGAGTGGGCAATCAAAGAAAAATGACAAGGGTTTTATCTTCTTGACTTCACATGGTTTCTGCTTTGCTGATAGCATTTGCACCACTCAACCTCTCTGCCAGACCAATTTCTTTGGAAGAGATCCGAAGCAGCAATCTGATAATACCCATTGTCCATTTTCTTAGTACAACTCAGATTCTCTTGCCGAATGTTGTTCCCAGTTTTGATAGTCTTGTTTGTTCAGCTTTGTGGTTCTGTGTATCACTTCTAGTCCATGGTGTTGGTAAGATTGGTTGCTTTTGCTTCAAGCTACGCTCAATGCATTTAGCAGGTCGTGGAGCTGTGGTCCCACTCAGTCTGCAAAACCTGGGTAAGTCACAAATATGTGATTACATGATTCACACGTGCAGTTTTCGTGGCTTGAGGAGAAATGTCTGTAGCATGGACATTCTCAGAAAGCATGCATTTTCCACCAGTCCTCGATCAACATATCGTGGCCAACCGGCTACACTCTTACTGTGAATCCTCCTCTTCTTACCACTGCATATGCATGTCAGTTGGCAAATACCAGTTCAATTTCATCTGGAGCAGTTCCTATTGTTTCCTTCTTGCCCAAAGTCAGGTTGTATATGATTATCTTGTACTTGTCTTTGAGATTTTTGATGTAGTCTTGAATGGTTTTCCCTCCTGCTCGTCTAATGAGTGGGACACCAACAATTTGTTCCAATTCAGCAGTCGGATCCTTGCAGGCCACAATTGGGTTCATTCCTTGTATTCATTGAATTTGGAAAACTAAAGCTGCAGCCAAACATTCATCATTTGTTTCTCCACTTCCCACATCAACTATCATGGTGTCTTTTGGCAGGAATTTGGTGTATGACACAACGGCAGTGTCTTCGTCATTGTTGAAGGGGCATGGGATTTTGGCAGAGAAAGGTCCAGTAGCCTTAACAGGGTGAGCTGTTTTTGATAGCTCCTGTACTATGTGGTTGAAGAATTTCACTGGCAGTTGATAGAATGTACCACTGAATTCCAGTATGCACGGTTCAATCTAGTGGAAGTTCTTTCTTGACTCTCTGGTTATCTTCCATAACCCAGTTGCCATGATCAGATCTTGCTCAATCTCTTCAGTCATATACCCTTCTACCTATGGTAGGGGCGTGAAGTACTCAGGGTACATAGCTCAGCAATCTTCGTATGAAGACTCTACTCCGGGGAATAGCAGTTATCTAATGTCTACACTTTTCTTGCTTTCAAAGGCACCCCAAGATGGGAAATTCTCTTCAATATTCAGACCCATCATTG